GCGTTGATTACTATGAAATCAACACAACTTAACGTCAGTAAAAAATGGAATTCTATGATGAAAACCATACAAATATCTGATGGAAAAGGTGGCATGGCTATCCCTCCAATGCATGGGGTTGTGTATAACTTACAATCTGTACTACAAAAGAACGACAAAGGTTCGTGGTATGGCTGGTCTGTTACACAAAACAGAATTATGGGACAGGACGACAAATCTTTATACCTTACGGCTAAAGATTTTAGTGGTACTGCCTCTAAAGGAAACGTGCAAACAAAAGCTGATGTAGAAGAGAAAGCTAAAGATAGTACTCCGTACTAAATTTAGTTGAAGGGGATCGCAAGATCCCCTTTACAAAGAAATTAGAATGTAATATATGGATAAATTCAAACAAATTTTTAGTGGATTAACAATAGCATATGGACAATACCAACCCGGTGACAGAGGAGAGAATGGTAAGCAACAAGGCAAAGCCTTTATTGTTCGTAAAGACGTCACCGACGAACTTTGGACCAATCATCTTGAAGGAAAAGGACCAGCCCTTGGGATTATCCCTATTACAGAAAATAATGATTGTAGGTGGGGGTGCATTGATATTGACGAATATAACTTTGATCACGCTAGCCTCGTTAAAACTATTAGGCTTTATAAATTACCCCTCATAGTCTGCCGTAGTAAATCAGGCGGAGCTCACGTATTTTTATTTACAAAAGAAAACATTCCTGCATCTTTGATGCAATCAAAATTAAAACAAATGTCTGTCATACTTGGTTATGAAGGCTCTGAAATATTTCCAAAACAAACAGAAATACTAGTGGAACGTGGTGACACTGGTAACTTCTTAAACTTACCTTACCACAATCAAATGAAAGGACTACGTTATGCTATCAACGATATTGGCTCCAGTTGTACACTTGAGGAATTTTATCAGCTCTATGATGTTTACAGTTGCAGCAAAGAAGAAGTCGAAAAAATCAAAGTCGAAGAGAAAAAAATAGAAGAAGCATTTACTGGAGGACCCCCTTGCTTAAACAAATTGGCATCAATAGGTTTTGGTGAGGGTTCCAGAAACAATGCATTATTTAATATAGCAGTTTATTATAAACAATCACATCCAGATACTTGGGAAGATGAAATTGTAAAAGCTAATTCAAAATATATGGACCCAGCATTAAGTAATAATGAGGTTCAACAATTAATTAAATCAGTAAACAGAAAAGGTTATGACAAATATAGATGCAAAGATGCACCTATCAATGCAGTATGTCAGTCGGGTTTATGTAGAACAAAAAGATTTGGTGTAGGATTCGGTGAAGAAGAAATGCCAGTATTAGGAAGTTTAACTAAGTATACATCTACACCACCACAATGGTTTTTAAATGTAGATAAAACTAGAATAGAATTAAAGACTGAACAATTATACAGCTCACCTTTGTTTGCACTTGCATGTTTAGATCAAGCAAACTTAGTTGTGCCTGTACCAAAACCAAAAGATTGGAAACAACATTTTTTAAAACCTTTAATGCAGAATCTACAAGAAGTAGAACCATTAGAGTCTTTAAATCCTACTAATGAAATTACAGGACTCTTACAAGATTGGACAACCAATAGACAATCAGCAAGAACTATAGATGATATATTTAATAAACTACCATACACAGAAGACGGCTTTACATATTTTAGAATGGAAGACTTCTATGCATTCTTAAAAAAGAATAACTGGGATATGGATAAAATTAAAACAGGTAACTTAATAAAAAGATTAGAAGGTATCTTTGTAGAAGAGACAAGACTCAGAGTTAAATCACAACAACCTAGAGTAATTAAAATTAAAACAATGAAAAAATTAGAAGCGTCAGTTTCTAAAATACCTTATCAACAAGAGGATTTTTAATGTCTAAGCCTCCTACTTATGACAGAGATGTTGGTAAAAATTGGCATTTAAGATTTAGATTAATAATACAAGAACTAACAGAAGAATTAGAACTAACACAAATACAGCTACAGATAGCGGAAAGGAAACTAAAGAAATATGAAGACAATAATACTAGGTCCACCAGGGACGGGAAAAACAACAACGTTGTTAAACTTAGTAGACGAATTTCTAAAAGATGGGATAAGGCCTAGACAAATAGGTTATTTTTCTTTTACAAAGAAAGCAGCAACTGAAGCTGCTAACAGAGCTGCAGATAAATTTGGTTTAGATATAGAAAATGATTTACCATTTTTTAGAACTTTACATTCTTATGCATTCAATCAATTAGGAATGACTAAAGAAAAAATGATGAAGACAGAAGACTATAAAGAATTTGGACAAAAATGTGGCATACCTATTAAGACTGCAAAGTATTCTACAGAAGATGGTACATTTAATTCTGATAATGAATACCTAACAATTATAAATACAGCTGCAGTTAAACGTATGGACTTATTGGAATACTATGACTCTAGAAAAAACATAATAGATATAGAACGAAACACATTATTCTTATTAGCAGAAGAATTAAAAAGATTTAAGAAAGAAAAAAATCTAAAAGACTTTAATGATTTGATAGAAGACTTTTTATTAAAAGAAACATTAAATAAATTTGAAGCTTTGTTTATAGATGAAGCTCAAGACTTATCATTACTGCAGTGGGAGATGGTAAGAAAGATTTGGTCTAAAGCAAACAAAACATACATAGCAGGGGATGATGACCAGGCTATATTTAAATGGGCTGGTGCAGATGTAGATCACTTCATTGCACTTAAAGAAGAAGTAAATGACATAAAAGTATTAGATCAATCTTATCGTATACCTGGAGGACCTATTCACGAACTATCACAAAATATTATAAGTAAAGTACAGAATAGATTTAGTAAAGAATATAAACCTAGAGAAGAACAAGGATTGTTAAAAAGATATTCTGATATAACACAAGTAGATATGAGTAAAGGTGAGTGGTTAGTTTTATCTTCCGCAAATTATTTTTTAGAAGATGCAAAAGATTTGTGTGAGATTCAAGGATGGTATTTTCAATACAAAGGTATAAATTCTGTACCATTAAAATTATTATTGGCATTAAATAATTGGGAACATTGGCGTAAAGGTGATCAATTAAATCATTTAGAGATTAAAAATATTTATCAGTATTTAGGAAGTAATGTTTTACCTGGGTTTCAAAAGGGTAAAACTTTGCATTCGGATGCGAAGTATACATTAAAAGAATGTCAAGAACAACATGGATTAATAACTTCTAAAGTTTGGTATGAATCATTTGATGGATTAGATCCCATCACTGAAACTTACATTCGTAATATGAGGGCGAATGGTGAGCAGATAAATAAAAATCCTCGTATAAAAATGTCAACCATACACGCAGCAAAAGGAGGAGAAGCCGACAATGTTTTATTGTTACAAGATCTTACAGGTGCAGCACTAGAAACTATGAGTCATGATCCAGATGAATTACACAGATTATTTTACACTGGCGCGACGAGAGCGAAACGTGAATTGCATGTGTTAGATCCTAAAAATTTTGATCGAGCTTATATAATATGACAAATAAAGAAATGTTTAAAAGAACAACTTATGATTCTTTAGAAGAGCAGGTAGGTGGGAAACACTACAAAAATATGAAGATTCAACCTGCCGAATTTATCAACGAAAACAAGTTGCTTTTTGCGGAGGGCAACGCTATAAAGTATATCTGTAGGCACTCTCTAAAGGGTGGTATACAAGATATAGATAAAGCAATACACTATCTTGAGATGGTGAAGGAGAGAGACTACGAATGAGAAGAACACAGATCCCGCTATTTGCACCCGAAACAGAATGGGTAGCACCACACGAACTAAAAGATTTATCAGGCGCTAAAGAAATAGCGATTGACTTAGAAACCTGTGATCCACACTTAAAATCATTAGGATCAGGTAATGTGAGTGGAAATGGGCACATTGCAGGCGTTGCGGTGGCCGTAGAGGGCTGGTCAGGGTATTATCCTATAGGACACGAGGGTGGTGGAAATATGGACAAAAAGCTTGTTTTAGAGTGGGTCCAGGAATTAGTTAATCAAGAGAAAACTACCTTTATATTTCACAATGCAATGTATGACGTTTGTTGGCTTAGACAAGCTGGTATAAAAATTAGAGGTAAGATTGTAGATACTATGATCGCAGCGTCTTTAATAGATGAGAATAGATTATCTTATGCATTAAATACGTTGGCTAAATTTTATGTAGGTATAGGTAAGAACGAAAAAATTTTAGAGGAAGCTGCAAAAGATTATGGTGTAGATCCTAAAGCAGAACTATATAAACTTCCTGCTATGTATGTAGGTGAGTATGCTGAACGTGATGCGGAAGCTACATTAAAACTTTGGCAAAGATTAAATACAGAATTACACAATCAAGAACTAATGGATGTGTTTAACCTGGAGACAAAACTATTTCCTTGTTTAGTTGACATGAGATTCAAAGGTGTAAGAGTTGATCTTGAACACGCTGACAAATTAAAAAAGAATCTTATGGAAAGAGAAGCTAAGATTGTAAGTAAAATAAAAAACTTAACAGGTGTTGACGTAGAGATAAGCGCAGCTCGTTCTATTGCAAAAGCATTTGACAAATTAGGTTTACCCTACGACAGGACAGAAAAAGCAAACGAACCTAGCTTTACAAAAAACTTTTTACAAAACCACCCACATGAATTACCACAAGCTATAGCTGAAGCTAGAGAAATAAATAAAGCACATAGTACATTTATAGATTCTATAACTAAACATGCAGTGAATGGAAGAATACATGCAGACATAAATCAAATTAGATCAGATCAAGGCGGAACGGTGACAGGAAGATTCTCTATGTCAAATCCTAATCTACAACAGATTCCAGCAAGACACCCAGAGTTAGGACCAATGATTAGATCTATATTTATTCCAGAAGATAATACTAAATGGGGATCATTTGACTATTCACAACAAGAGCCCAGAATTTTAGTACATTACGCAAAACTACAAAATTTAGAGGGAGTTGATGAAATTGTTGGCGCATACAACGCCGGAGACGCTGATTTCCACCAGGTCGTGGCCGACATGGCAGGCATAGAACGGAAGCAAGCTAAGACTATTAATTTAGGTCTGATGTATGGTATGGGTAAAAATAAATTAATGGCAGAACTAGGTTTAATGAAAGAATCTGCAGAAAAATTAATTAGACAATATCATGCTAAAGCTCCTTTTGTTAAAAAACTTATGGACAATGTTACTCGTAAAGCAGAAGACAGAGGTAAGATTAGAACTTTGTTAGGTCGTGCGTGTCACTTTGATCTTTGGCAACCTGTACAATTTGGTGTATTCAAACCATTACCATTAGAGATGGCAAGAAAAGAATATGATGAACCGCTTAAACGTGCGTTTACATACAAAGCATTGAACAAATTAATACAAGGATCAGCAGCAGATATGACTAAAAAAAGTATGGTAGCTTTATATGAAAATGGTATAATACCTCACATACAAATTCATGACGAGGTAGATATCTCTGTTGAATCTGATGCAAAGGCAGAACAAATTATTGAGATAATGGAGTCTGCTGTGGAATTAAAAGTTCCAAACAAAGTAGATTATGAGCATGGTAAAAATTGGGGTGAAATAAAATAATGGCTTATCTTAATGCTAACATTTCACCAATTTATGCTCAAATACGGAAGGAGTATTTATATGATCTCAAAAAACATAAAGGAGAAGTTGAAGACTGTATTATCTTTGGCCTCACAAGCATGGGTGGCAGGGCTATACTATGGCACGCTCTTATGGAAAACGGTGCAATATTTTATCGCCTACCAATTAGCGCGTTTATTCAAAAGGGATTTGACCCATCCGGAGTGCCCACAAGAAGACTTGATGAATTGGAGCTCTGGAATTCTTTTAGTTATTATCCTACTGTTACTCATTGGGCTATTTTAAGCGCAGCTTCAGGAAAATATATTGGTAAAGATAAACAATGGCATCATGGGAGTTATCTATTTACAGTTGACTGGGCTCATCCAGATGCTAATATATTAGACACTGATCATTCAGAAATACCACACGAACATAAGTGTGCACACATAATTGCCTTAGATGATGGCAATTTTGCAGCTCAACCAAACAATAGATGCATTTGGGACCTACCTTCATTCACAGTCAAGGACAATATTCCTGACTGGAAAGTTCAAACAAATGAATGGAACGTAGAAGACACGGGCCAATGGAAGACTGAAGACACCGACAATTTCTTTTATGAAATCGAGGAAAAAAAATGAGGAAGTATTATGGAGATAGCCAGGATGGATTACAGATTCACAGCAGTGTTGATAGTATTGCTATGTCTATTAGCTATCTTTGGAGGTCCAAGTGGATATTAAACGTAAGCTCTCCT